CGGCGAACGACATGAGCATCACTCCTAGGAGCCCGGTTAGACTCCATTGGCGTTTAGACGCAGTTAGTGCATCTACTGGCTAACTCCGAGATAGACCCAGAGCGCCAATAATGGCCAGCTGAAGAGGCGAAAAGCCACTAAAGCTGAGGCCAAAACCAAAAGGCGTTGCTTTGATGCGCTTCTTGGTCTCATTGACCAAAGTCACATCAAATGGAACGGCCGCCGTGCGAAAGCCCGACGGACCGATAAAAGTCCAGGTATCTACATTGACGGTATGTTCCATCATGTAGCCGTACCGCAACACTTGGCCATCGATAGCCCAGTTAGTCCAGTTCCGAAGAACTGAGCCTGTGTTACCGAACCAGTCGACCGCCCAGCTCCAGGGGGCGAGATTCCAGACAGAGTCTGGTGTCAGTGATATGCCAAGCGTATGCCTGGCAGCGATGACAGCACGCGCGATGTCCGTCCTCAGACTTCCGTCCGGGGGTGGAACATAGTACGTAAAGGCACCGCTAAACCACTGCAACTTGTAAGTCTTTCGAATACAAGTAACTCGTCCTCGAACAGGAAAAGCGTTTGTATAAAGGAGACTCGTACTTTGTGGAATCCACGCCGTACGATTATCCAGAGTGTTTAGAACACTCTCGCTTTCCTGTACCGGGAAACCAAACTTGCGGCGAACCAATTTGCCGGAGTTCGCTTCATAGTTATCCATAATGGATTGACCATGAATAATCGACTTACAAAGTCGAGTGAAGTCCGACATAAGAGGCTGCCAACCGAACTCAAGGTTGAGGAACTCATGACCAATTGCACGTCTCCGTGCTTTCGGCCTGAGGTGCCTCCAATAGGTGAGCTTCTCACCAATGGCGGACGGAAGTCCGTCTTGGAAGATCTCACCCATTGCGGTTGTCAAATCCGCAGAGGGACTAGATGGAGCGCAGATAGCTATAGCGTCCGTCCCCTTCTTAATCAGCGAAGTGTTTGACGACTCCGCTGAAGGAGGGAACGAAAGCAAGCTAGGTGCGATCGGGAGGCATGGACCACTGTAAGTGGCACCATCAGTCCTACCCGAAGCCGTTTGAATCCCAGAAAGCTCCACGAGTACCGGAATACCGGACGCGTAAGTCTTTCGGGAAAGAAACGGACCACCCAGATCTCCCGTGAACGTGCCCTTAGAACGAGCACGCCACGAAGGATGGTTTTCAGACTCAGTATACTGAGTCCCAGTTAGTGGGGCAAAAGCCGCAATGCCATCAGAGACCGTCACCGAATCCTGGACTCGTCCAGAACCGGTGATATCGGTCCAAGTATGCATGCGACTAGCCGCAACC